GCATCGCTCACACTGCTGGCTAGGCCAGCGGCTAGACCACCAACGGCCGTCGCTGCCACCCCTGCCGCCACCTTTAGTCCTGTGCCAAGCATGGATTGCAATGGCCCTAGCCCCTTGGACAACAGGCCACCCGCCTTGCCGGTTAAGCTATCCATAGCATTGCCAACATCGCCAAACGTGTCAGAGGCTTGGTCTACGCCATTGATTATGATTTGCAGGTTACTTCCCACGCTTTTTCTTCACTCTGGCTTCTACATCCAGCATATCCAGGATGCGGTACACGTCTACAACATTCTCTTGGCGCAACTGGCTCGGCAAACAGTGAAACTCTCGGCAAAGTTGCAACTCTATGTACTCAGGCGGTATCGGTCCACCGGTCCATAAGTGGGCATAGAGTTGCAACCTTAGTTTTTTGGTTTACCCTGCCGTTTTTGCGCCTTCGAGATAGCGTCCATCACCTCTGTCACCATGTCCATCGGGACTTTATTGAACGGGACTTTCACCCCGTTACAGGTCACCAATGCGACACGGTTGAGGTATTCGGTGAGTTCATCGAAGCCGGCCAGGAGTTCACGCAGCGCCGCCATCTTCGCCTTGGGGTCAGCGTCTTCGGTATCGTCGCCGATGGTTTCCACCAAGAGTTGAAAGCGCACATGCACCATGTTATCGCCCCACGTCATTTTGCGCAGGTCAACCGCCACGGTGTACTTGTCTTCCAGCGTCTCCGGCTCTACAATCTCGCCATTAAGAACAGGCTCTAGCACGGTTGGGATAAGCGGCATTAGGACAACGTCTCCTCATACCATTTCGGGAAGATGATGTGAAACGACGCCATTGCCGGATCACCGCTGCCCGAATCCAAGTCAGGCGGCATGCAACTTTGAATCGGACACGCGAACGCGCTGTTGGCATCATCAGCCGCCAAGTAGCGCTTGTTGCCCGTGCCACTGCCGCTAGGCGTGTAGCGAAAGTAGATGGTTTTGTTTGCGCCGTCAAAGCGTGCCTTGACCACGCGGAACGCCTCACCGCTGGTTTCGGTGTACAGAATCTTGACATCGGCCTCAGCCGCCTCGGTCTTGTTCGCGCCCACCACGACGGGCGCACTGCCCCCGGCGGTGTTCTGTGAGCCGGTGAGCTGATCACCGCCCGACGGCGTGACTTGCGCGGATGAGCCGCTGATGTCGGTCCAAGATGAGCCGTCTGTACTGACCTCGACAATCATCTTACCTTGTGGAATAGCACTGGTTGTTTGTGCCATGATTACCTCTTAGTTCTTCTGGATAACAGCCACCGTCACCGAAGTGACCGCGCTGTAACTCAAGTTCAAAAAGCCGCTAGAATCCGTGAAGTATCTCGGGTCAAATGGCCCTATGATCTTCTCGGCTCCCGCAGCGACAGCAATCACGGGATCAGTGATGGGCAAGCCCGCAACGGCTTGGGCGTCCAACGTCAGGTTGATGCTAGAGCCGCCACCGTTCTTGATGTACAGCAATTCATTGCCCGTATTGACAAACTTGTCACCGCCACCGGCTGCGGCTGCTGGGCTAAACGTGGCCCCGGCATAGGTGGGCGTGATTACGGTAAGCGTCGCCATTAGTTACTCTCCGGTTCATGCACCACGAGCGCCGGTCCTACATCGACCACCGGCGGCACGGTGTTATCGAACGGAACAACATTGCCTTTTGCCAGGTGAATCGCGGCCCGTTCGTCATCTAGCTCAATCAGGCCGCCGGGCATCCAACGCGTTTTGCCGTCCACCGAACTAATCGGAACTAACACCACGTATTGCTGCTTCACCGGCTCCTCTTGTTTTGCCTTAGGCATATCTCTAACTCCCCTATGCATCGGCATAGTCAATTACGGGTACATTCACAACAACGACGATATACGGTACACCAGCGATTTCAACGGGTCGATCAATCGTCTCACTACTAATCGACCAGCGATTATCCCCTTGCCCGAAGTTTCCCACTCTCGACACCGCGCCGCCTAAGTCTTGGTCTTGCATGAGTAAGCGAATCGCCTCTAGCGGGATGTCACTGGCCCGGCGCATGGTCTGTGCCAGGTTGCCCGTGTCCACCTTCACCCAGAACTCGCAGCGCAGCCGATGGCTTTGCATCACCGGCGCATGGGCTATCTCAAAGCGCCCTGTTGATGTGAGCCGGTCTACCCTAGTTTCTTGCCCAAAAGGAGGGATGACCAGGGCAATGCGCTCCGTTTTGACCGGTGGGAGATAGCTGTCTATCTCCGCTTGGTCAACGTCGGCAAGTAGGGCCAGCCTAGCCTTGAGCGCCAGTTTGATTTGGGTAACGGTACTCATGACTCAACCGCTTCATAGGTCTTCTCAAAGATGTCAGGTTTGCATGGGTAATGGTGTTCACCATCCGGCTCAGTAATTATCCAGTCGCCATCGTCCAAGAATGCCCCTTGGTTGTGGATAGTGATTACGTATGGTTGCCCGAAACTATCCAAGAAAACACCCTTAGGCCATTCTTCCAGCGGAGCATCACCATATCGCGTCAATGTCCATTGTGTCGCCTCAATTACTATCGGTCGCTTGCGATATTTCGCCATTACTCGCTCGTCCCATCGTACTCATAGACTGTGTTCGCTTCAGCACTGTAGCCATCCACGCGCCGCAATTGCATCGAACGGATGCCGCGGCGCTGAATCTGCCCAGCGCTGCGCATCGTCAAGCCTTGCGCCGTCAGGTCTTGCTCGGCTAAGGCTTTAAGCCGGTTAAAGAAGTCTTTCAGATACGTCTCTGACCGGCTCTCGCCTTTGCCGTCTGTCGCATCCATGCCCCTGGCACGCAGCGCATACGCCGTGGCGTACAGGTTATTGAGCGCACGCAGCGCTGGGAAACAAGTCACCGTGCGCGCCACGGGCACGACATAACCAGCGCCGGAAAGCGCATTGTTAATGTAGGTGTACCCCTCGCTGAGCCAATCCTCGGCTTGCGTCGTGTTCGGCGTTGACGTTTCGTTAATGTCGCCAAGCGCCGGGGCAAGGGCGTTGATTCCGCTGATGCTGCCGTAACTCGCCATCGTTATTTGACTTCCCCGGTTGCTTCTTCCGGATTGTCACCAGCTTCCGGTTGCTTGGTCTTCACAGGCTTCTTGGCTTGTGGTTGCGCTGCAATCTCCGCTTGCAAGTTAGCCAACTGCTGCTTGAGCAGGGCCAACTCATCAACCGGCGCAGGATCAAGCGCGCCAAGGCTCGGTGTCTGCGGCTGTTGTAGCGCCAGAAACTTAGCGACGTTCTCTGCGCTTACCGGCTTGCCGTGCGCATCGTGATAGCCGTCGCCTTCAGCATCCTTGTAGCACCCGCCTGGGATTGTCTCAGCCATACGTTAAGCTCCTTAAATTTGCGTTATATGTGTTTCCAAAGTATAATTAACCAGCGGTGCGATTCTAGATACGAAAGGTTAATTATTTATGCAACAAACAACCTGTTTACAATGCGGTAATCAGTTTTTTGCCAAGCCGTCTGTCTTGATGCGTGGTGGAGCAAAATATTGCAGCAAGCAATGCGAAGTTGATTCGCGTGCAAGCCGTGCGATTCCGATCAACCAGCGCTTTTGGAAGCATGTTCAAAAAACTCACTCCTGTTGGGTTTGGACAGGGACTAAAGATCGAAAAGGGTATGGGCGCATTAACTCTAATGGTTCGCCCATGCTTTCGCATCGCCTTTCTTGGGAAATTCATTTTGGCCCCATCCCTGATGGTTTGAATGTATTGCATCGTTGTGACAATCCACCTTGCTGTAATCCCGAACATCTCTTTTTGGGAGATAATGCAGAAAACATGCAAGATTGCTCGCGCAAAGGTCGCACAACCAGAGGCGAAAGGTCTGCATCCAGCAAGCTCACCACTGCTCAGGTTGCCGAAATTAGGTCTAGATACGCCACTGAATACATTAGCCAAGATGAACTTGCAAAAGAATTCGATGTAAGCCCAGCGACTATCAGCGAAATCATTCGCGGTGTCATCTGGAATCACACCTTTGCGTCCCAAGACGCCAAGCCCCATAAGGCCAGAGGTAGCAAGGTGAAGGGCAGCAAGCTTGTAGAGGCTGACATTGCTCAGATTCGCTCTAAAGCCGCTCAGGGCATCACTCAAGCCGAACTCGCCATAGAGTACGGTGTAAGCCGTAGGAATATAAACAGGATTGTCAATGGCAAGATATGGAAACATGCTCTCTAAGCCTTAAGACGTAATGCTAGGATCTGCGTAAGAAGTCCCTGAGAAGCAAAGCATTGCCCCGTTCGTCCGCGTCCACACGCCAACACCGAACTCCGCTTCCATGAACTGCGCATAGAGCGGATAAGCGACGTTGGTCGCGGCAATGCGCAGCCCTTGCACGGCGGTGCTATTGCGTTGCCGATAGACCAAAGGTCGTGGGCTGCCACTGTCCCAACAGAACGCATAGTTGGCGGGCATCCAAGACTTGACCCAGATTTCAGCGCCGCCGAAGATGCCGATAGCCCGGTTGTTCAGGCGACTGATGTCAAGCGTCTGGCCAGGCGTGTCGGTGTTACGATAGACAATGCGCGGGTCAGGGTAAGCGGTAAAGCCGCTTAAGGCGCGCACCGTGGTTTCATCGGTCGTGCTAATCGCCAGCTTGACGTTAATCCCGTAGCCATGCTCAATCACGGTGTTGATCAGCGAAGTCAAGTCGCTGGCCGCCAAAGAGCCACCGGCTCTGGCTAGATAGTGGGTATGCGTTGAACCGTCGAACGTTTCGTTGTTGGGCCCTTCAGGGATGCTGGCGCTATCCGCATTGACCAGGCGCTTGACAGAGAGGTCTACACCGTCAACCAGAAAATCATTAAAGGTATAGTTGCTGCTCAGCATAAACGCTTTCTTGAGTTCACGCGTAATCATGCGCAAGTGGGCGCGTTCAGCGGCTTGGGTCGCAATCGCCATGTCTGCCGGTGTGTGCAGGTCCATCCATTTCTGGGTCCAACCGATGGCATACTGAAACATTTTGAGCGGAAAGCCCACGGTATCCCCGGGCTTGGCGAGTTGCGTCGGCGCACGGCCATACTCGTCAACCTCGTACATATCGCCTTGCACGCTCACGCCGTACTTACGTTGGCGGTCGGTGCTGAACTCGGCGAGGTCATTGAGCAGCATCGTCACGATGCTGTTGTGCGCTTGCAGTTCAGCCGCTAAAATCGGCTGAATGTTGGTTAACCCATACTCAGCCACACTCTGATTACGTGCGGCAAGCAGGGTCGAAATATCATTAGTACCTGTGGTCATCTCTTAATTCTCCTAGTGGCTGTCACGGATGACACGAATATCGGTGCTAGTGATAGCCTGCGCGACGCCTACTGCGTCGCCAGTCGTTGCGCCTGTGTCCAAGCGCCCCGCCGTAGCTGCGATGTAGTACTTATCACCAGGCGTAAGCCCCGTGCCATAGTTGAAGCGTGCGCCTTTGCCAAACACCGTGAGCGGTTGACCGCTCTTGACGGCGCGCGGCGTGAAGCCGACGATTTCGGCTGGTTCGGTCGCCGCCGTGCCGTTGGACATATACACCAAGCCGTCTGCCGACTTGATGTAGACCGGCGCACCGGCCAGTAAATCTTCACCAGCGATTAAGCCAGTGATTTGAGGCGCAAACATGCCGGTCGATGCATCCATGCTGACCGTGGTTGCGCGTGCGACTAGACTCATAGGAATCTCCTAAAATGCTACATACTCACCGGATTGCCGCTTGCGTTCAACAAGCTGATCCGGTGTAACCGGCGGTCTCGTACCGCCGCCTGTGCTGTTAATGTTGGGCGCTTGCGGTTTTTCGGCCTTGAGCAGATGCGGCTTGGCTTTGGCCAGGGCGTCGATTGCTTCCTTTGCCCCGCTCACCTTATCCGTCGCTTCGTCAAAGTCCACCCCGTTCATGTCCACCAGGGCAATGGCATCATTCGTATCCACAAAACCGGCATTCTGGGCATACAGCTTGATTTCATTGCGGATGGCATTAGTGCGGTAACGTTCTTTGGTCTGCTTGAGACTGGCTTCAGCCTCTTCCGCGCGCTTTGCGGCCCGTTGCACCTCGGTTAGCTCGGATTCCTTGCGCTTGGCTTCAGTCGATTCAATCTCCTCAAGCTTCTTGCGCCGCTCCGCCGCTTCCTTGTTGGCAGCTTTCAAGGCTGCCCGGGTGCGCTCTAACTCCGCAAGTATTTGCTCGGGCGACATCGCGCCACCTTCGCTATTTTGTTGCTCGCCTTCACCGGCTCCGCTGGTGTCAGCTTCGTACATGATTCCGGCATCACGCCAGTTCTTAATAAGCATCTCGCCTAGTCCTTTACTGATTAGATGATTGCGGTTTAACCTTCTTTTTGTCGAAGGGGTAAGCGTTCTTCTTGTTGCCCTTTTGGGTCTTAGGTCGGGCGTAGTCGTTGACGTTGGTGTTAATGGTCTTGGTTGCCATAGTTTTAAGCACAAAAAAAGCGGCGAATTAAGAGACTATCTCTTAATTCGCCGCCAGGTGATGCACCGTTAGGCTAATTCAGGTTTTTTAGCATTCTCTATGCGCTGTTGCCTTCCTGTAGGAAGCGGCGCATAGCCAAGTAGCTGTCTAAGATATTGTATGCGGCTCAATAGCTGCCTATGTTCGTTTTCGAGGTCTGAGCGCTTGATGAGAATTGTATCATGCTTTTGTTCAGGTTTCAATAGGATGTTTTCGTTCATTCCCCCAACTCCGCTCTAAACCGTGCCTCAAACATCTCGTGAATCGTGCGCTCGTTGCGCTCTAACACATTCTGCACCGTGTTGGTCCAGCGTCCCTGGTGAATCGGCGCTTGCATGTCAGCATCCTGCACAACGCGATTATAGGGCGCCATGTTTTGGTTACTGCCCACAATGCCCCTAAGCGCAAGCCCATCGCCTTGAAACTCACGCGACCAAGAGCGACGTAGCGTCCCTGTGCGCACGTAGGTGCTGCCTGCGCGCTGCGTTGGGTAGGTCTGCAATTCACGCAGTAGCAGCGCCGTCGCATCGTTCATCGCGCCACGCATGGCACGCTCTAAGGCTGCTGGCGTCTGGGCCAACATGCGCCGTACTTCGCTATCATTGATCTGGAGAGAAATGTTAGCCATTACTCTCCTCCATTTAGCAGTGTAAAGGCGTTGCTCACATCGACCGGACGCACAGGGCCAGTCTCCGGCGCTTGGTAGACAAAGCGCTCTTCTGGCGGTAAAGGCAGCTTGAGCGTCGCTTCTGTTTCTGGCACCTCATGGCAACGACAGCGGGTATGCGCTGGAATATCCACGCCGCCAGCATAGCCATCTGCTTTGCGGCGCACCTGGCCATGCATGGGCCCGCAGATAGGGCACACCCGCTCATCAGCGCTGGTCAGCCAACGAAAAGCCACGGTGTAAGGGTTGTTGGCTTCGGCCAAGCGTTGCGCCTCAACAAAAACCCGTGCCGTTTCCGTAATGCCGATCATGTCAGCCCTATTGGGTCCAAAGATAGGCGTTAACAACTCGATCAAGCCGTCAAGCCCTTCTGCTTGGCTGAACGGCACGTCGCCTTGCTGCCAACGGGTGAAGGCTTCAGCGAACTGCGCGCGGCTGGTTTGGTTCAGGCTGCCCACGCTGCCGGGATCAGTACCATTGACATAGTAGCTTTCGACCCATTGCAACACCTGCTGATTCACCAAAGCGAAGGTGTCAATGCCGCCTGCTGTCACTGCGGCAAAGGCTGCTCTCTCCGTTGCAACTTGGGTTAACGCCGGTTGCAAGGCTTGCCACAATAAGCCATTCTCGCCAGCCCAGAAAGCCCCCAGTTGCGCCGCTGTCGGTCTGCCGCCTGTAGATGCCACGAGGTCAAGCAGGCGCTGTTGTTGCGCTGATAGGCCAGCCTGTGAGGCTTCGTTGACCAACGTCTCCGCCCAGGCCCGTGCCGCGTTGTCATCTTGTTGACGCTGCATAATGTCGGCGGTCGCTTGGTCGATCAGGCCAGCATTGAGCAGCGCTGTGATGGTTTCAGGGTTCATTTAGGTCAACTTTGGATAGCTTCAATCACCGTAATCGATCCCATCTCACGATGGGAAAACTCGCGCGTACTTGCCCAAGTTAATACGCGAATCGCTGCCCAGTATGCCAAGCGCCGTGGCAATAACCATGCAAGCCAACAGAAAAACTTATCACGCATGTCGTTAGAATTCATGCCTTACCCCTTAAAAATTCATTATCCTGCAATAGTCTAATAACCCCGTAAGCCAATACGTCTAGCAACCGCTCATCATGCTCACGAAAGCCGCCTTGCAGGAGGATGGCGTGAAACATCTCGTGCCATAGACCGACTTCTTGCATATAGGGCGAAAGGTCGGGCTGCAATTCAATTACTGATTCCCAGTACATGATCTGTCCAACCAAGCCTTCACCTTTATAACGAGGGTTTTCTTTGATGCTATATTCAACATGGCCGATTTTGACAGTGGCAGGAATGATCATATGAACTGCGTCTCACCTTCAAGCCAAGCGATAGAATCCTGTTTGAATCCCACGCGCTCAATGTATAGTACATCCTTTAGCGCTTGAGTATCCTCACAAGAAAACACCCAGGCAACATTTTGCCAGGGCATCCAATTCGCCGCTCCACCGAAAAAGTAAACCTCTACGGCAAATCGCCTTATTGCGCTGTCTACATGCTGAACAAACGTAGACCATTCTGACTGACTTAACTTATCGTCACTGTTTCCGATTTGAACACAAATAGTTTTCATTGCACCGTCCCATTCTGCTGCTGATTGCCCTGCTGCCCATTCTGCCCATTCGTTTGAGCAGTGCGCGCCGCTGCTGCAATCGTCGCAATCTCTTGCGCACGTTGCAATCGAGCGTTCTCCTTAAACTGAATAATCTGTTCAGGTGAAAAGCCAGCCTTAGCCCACACCGCCTCATTTGGCACGCCAAGATTCTTGTAAACCATTGCCGTATCTGCTTCGGTCTTTTCCATGCGTGTATTTGCATCGGCCCATTGCACGCCGATAACGGGATCATCGCCGACATCTGGCACACTGCCAAACGTACGCGCCACGCGGTACGCTAGGCCCATGACATCGGACCAGGCTTCACCGAAGTAAAGCTGTCGTTCTTCCGCTTTTTTCACCAGCCCCGCTTCAAGCTGTTTCAGCGCTTCACCGCTAGGCACATCAACGCCGTTGAAAGGGCGCAAGAATTGCTGGGGCGTGCGTGAGAGGCCAGAGATAGCATCGACGATCGACCAAATGCTTTTCATCATCGGATCAAGATGCGCCGCTTCAATGCGCCGGATTTCACCGCCAAACATTTCGAGCATGCGGCCAGGGGCAATGATAAATTCATCAGCACCTTCGATGTTATCATCGTCGGTAATGCTACCTGGCATCGGCTGGGGGTCGCGATAGTTAGCTGTGAGGATGGGAAAACCGCTAGCATCCGCCGCCGCGATGAGGTCAAGCCAAGCCTTATTCAGTGCATTCTGCAAGCCTGCAATGCTGTCGATCTCGCTGCCGCCAGGGTTCTGGAATTCAATCGCTGCGACGCCCAGCGGGTTGCCTTGCGTGTCATACCAGGGAATAGGCCAGGATAAATCCCCATCATCCATGATGCCACGCCATGCCATTTCACTGCCCATGATACCGGCTAGGCTGGTACGCTCGTACTTGCGAATCTCACCAGGTAAATACACTGTTTTGCGCTCTATGCCGGTTTTGCCAGGTTCCAGTGGATTAAACGTGAAGAAATAACGGCTGGCAAAGAGGGTATTGTTCTCATCACTCGGATCACGGTGCAACACAATGCCCGTACTGCCGTCGTCAACCTCGTGCATGGTGAGGCGTGGCCGCGCATGGTCGTTGTCATAATCCACCATGACGTAGCTTTTGCCGTCCCTGAGCGCACGGCGATACAGGCGAATTTGTTGAGACTCAAGCTTGTTATGCTTCCACCATTGCCACAAGAGCGCCGCCAGCTTGCCATCGGCGTTGTCGCTTTCTTCTGCGCTATGGCCGTTGACCGTAAAGCCGGTCACGTTCAGGCGTTCTCTAAGCGTATCAACTACAACCTTGACCAGGTTATGATTGAACGCGTAATTGCCGCTTGTCAGGTCTTTGCCCAGAAATTCTTGTTGGCGTTGGGTGAGCATGACCGGATGATTGCCGCTGTAGTAGTCACGCGCTGCCTTTACCTTGTCGGCGTCTTCTTGTTGGCGCG